ATTTATTTGAATTTGCCTATGTGCCGGATTGGTACGGGCAGTTAGAACAATTGGCAGAAATGGCGTTGCCGGAAGCATGGCGATTCCGAAAGCCGCAGACCGAATGTAAAAATACAGATACGCCGATTTTGGAACGGTATCTCCATATGATATTCCGGAAGCTGAGCATCGATTACAACACCGGAGAAACGGAATATTTCCATGTGGAAAACAACTGTGCCTGCTTTCATACAGGACTGTACACAAGACAATATCAGGCAATTTACGCCTGCTTTGAACGAAATAAAAAGAAAGACACCACATTGAAATGGTATTTCACCGGTTTCTGTGATGCTGTTTCTTCCAAGCTGCGGTATGTAGAACCACTGCCCAAAAAGCCATATTTCCCGATAATGCAAAATGGTGTAAACTTCAATCCGGAATGGCCAATTCGGGTAAATGCAGAACACATTCTCAGCGACCCGGAAAATCGGGAACGGCTGCCAAAGAAGCTGCTTCGGTTTAAGAATCTGCCATTGCTGCTGGAAACAGCAGTGGAACTGGGAAGACGAAAAACAGTAATTGAGCCGGGACTGGTAGTACCGCAGGGATACCAGAATCAATTGCAGTTTCTGCTGCCGATCTGTTTAACAGATATGGAAAAACCGAACCTTGCCATGACCTTGGCAGAACGAAACGGATATTATCTGGGCAGCACTTGTCTGACACTGGAAATGGCATATCTGAATGCGAGAATGATTGCAAGACCCATTGCTCCGTGGCTGACCAGTTTGGTAAAAAAGTGAGAACATCCGATGAGGTGCAGAATTTTTTCTGCACCTTGTCGGTGTTTTGTAATTCTTGAAAGAATTCATTTTGTGAAACTTCTGTGAATCTTTTTCAAACTGGTCACGACCTGACCAGTTTGGGTTGTAGAATAAAAATACATCGGAAAGGGGGTGAAAGGCATGGGTCTCGTAGAACGGCGAGAAGAGATTTTGAAATTACTGATTTCCCGTCGGAAAAGCACAGTTCCAATTTTAATGCATGAATTTCATGTTTCAGAAAAAACGATTCGCCGGGACATACGAGCACTCATGCTGAAATATCCCCTTGAAACTTTTAGCGGAAACGGTGGCGGAGTACAGATACCGGAATGGTATGCTCCAAATAAAAATCTGCTGTCAAAAGAAGAAGTTACAGTTCTGGAAGAACTGCTGCAAAAGGCGGATGTATACCAAAGCCGAATACTAAAGCAAATTCTTGCCAGATTTGGTCCAGATACATATCGTCCATACAAAGCATAGGAGAAAAAGTGAAAGAAGTTCTAAAAATCCCCCTTAAAGCAACTCTCTATCGCCATCAACAATCCGCCTGCCACTTTGCCTGCGAACGCTTCGGCATCCTGCCCTCAGAGACACACAGTAATGGCGTGGCACTGCTCATGGAAATGGGCTGCGGAAAGACCATCACCAGCATTGCCATTGTTGGAATTCTGTATCAGTATCGTCATATCAGAAGAATCCTGATCACAGCACCACTGTCCATTCTCTCTGTCTGGGAACAGGAATTTGCACGTTTTGCTGCTTTTCCATATCAGCTGACTGTTCTGAAAGGCAGCAGTACACAGAAAAAAGAACAGCTTTCCAAGCTGCACGGGAATGATTTGCAAATCGCTGTTGTCAATTATGAATCTGCATGGCGATTGGAGAAAGAACTGCTTGCCTTTGATGCCGACCTTATCATTGCAGACGAGGCACACAAAATCAAGGAAAACCGCACGGCACAGTCTAAAGCCATGCGCCATCTCGGAGACAAGTCAAGATACAAGCTGCTTCTGACCGGTACACTTATTACCAACAAAGAACTGGATGTCTTTTCCCAGTACCGCTTTCTGAACAAAGAGATTTTCGGGACAAGCTTCTATGCTTTTCGCAGTCGTTATTTCGATATGTGCGGATACGGCAATCACATTCCGGTTTTCCGAAAGCAGATGATGGATGAATTCCTGCAAAAACTGCATTCCGTTGCCTATCGTGTGACCAAAGCGGAATGTCTGGACTTGCCTCAAATTACCGAGGAAATCCGCACGGTAGAACT